GTTCGACGACGGGTCTTTCCCGACCATGCCGGAGGGCGGCGCGCCTTCAGCGATGCAAGCGCAGTTGGCGGCGGAGAACCGTGCGGGGCGTCTTGCTGGCATGGAGGCGTTCGACGACGGGTCTTTCCCGACCATGCCGGAGATCACAGCTGCAAACCCCCCTGCTGTCATAGACTACAGCACAATGACCCCCAACCAGCTGCGGGCTGCGATGCTCGCCGCGGAGACCCCCAGCCTTGGGGAAGGGTTAGGTGCCCTAGCAGGACGCGGGGCCGGGGGTCTCCGCGGCGCAGGCGAGGTTGTCCAAGGCGGGCTGGGCACCTTAGCAGCGAGATTGGGCTTCCCTGATGCGGGGGCGTTCATGTTCGACCAAGCTGACAAGACTGCGAGTCTGAGCGCGCGGCGTGCAGGGGAGTCGGCCGAAGCTGCGGCTGCCAGAGCGGCAAAAGTGGCGGAGATAGAAGCAGCAAGCACGGGTCTGGCAGCCGTGTCACCTGTGCAAGACCTCCAGCGTAGGCCTGAGCGGAGACCAGACCCCGCAGCCTTAGAGGCTGCGATACAAACCCGCGTAGCAAATGAGGCAGCTGCTGCGCCTCCGCCCCCTGCGGTCACGCCACCGGACTCCGCGGTTACGCCGCCGGTTCCAGATACGACGACGGACCCTGCGGTCACGCCACCGGACTCCGCGGTTACGCCGCCGGTTCCAGATACGACGACGGACCCTGTGGCAGCCAACCCCGCTATTGCCACAGGCGGCATGTCTTCCTACGAGCAGGAGCTCACCAACGCCATCACCCGGGGCGAGAAGCGTGCGCAGCAGGACAAGTGGCTGGCACTGGCACAAGCGGGCATGGCCCTCATGTCGTCCAAAGAGCCAACGCTCGGCGGAGCCCTCGGCGAAGCCGGGGCCACAGGCCTTGCTGCGTTCCGCGGCAGCCGCGACTCCGCAGAAGAAAGCCGTATGAAGCTGCTAGAGCAGCAGTTCGGTGTGCAGATGACCCGTCAGCAGATGGCCATGGCGCAAGCCAAGGCAGCGAGAGGCGGTGGCGGCAGTGGTGGGTTGACCCCACTTCAGCTGATTAAATTGCAGCAGGATGAGCAAAAAACCCTCCTATCTGAGATTGAGATTTTGGGCGGTATAGCGGGGGACCACAGTTTGACAGAGGTCCAGCGTATGCAGGCAACCGAGGCTATGCGAGTCAGGATGGACCGCGCGTTCGGAGGGGCGTCCGTCGCCGCTGACCCCCGTGACTCCATGGCTATCCCTTAGCCGCAAATAGCGTATACTGCGCCCTAACCATGGAGGCGCAGTATGGCTATTCTCACCATCCCCGGGCAGTTCAGCGGGAAAAACTACACTGTGAACATCCCCGGCGAGACGCCGTCGGTCGATGAGCAAAACAAAATTGATGCTTTTGTTCGCCAGCGGGAATCTGATTTTCTCGCAGAGTACGAGCAGGTTTACGGCAAGCCCTTGGATACGGGCGAAGGCTCGGGCTTTGGCAACTACCTTGGCGAGATACCCAAGGGTCTGGCCCGGGGTGCCGTTGGCATGCTGGAGACTGGCGCGCTCGGCGCTGCTGCCTTGCTGCCTGAGCGCTTCGAGGACCCGACGCGGGAGTTTATTCGTGGCACGGCCTACAACCTTAAACCCCAGACAGACATTGGCCTCGAAGACAGCCTCGTGGGCAAGCTCTCGGAAGGTGTGGGTTCTTTCGCGGGCATCCTTGCTGCTGGTGCGATTAACCCCGCAGCGGCCGTGGCCTTGGCTGGCGCAGCGGGTTCCGGGGAAGCCTCGGAGCGGGCCCGTGCCAAAGATGCAACAGAAGAAGAGCGCACCCTCGCTGCGGCACTGGGCCTCGTCCCCGGCATGTTCGACTACATCCCTGTCGCGCGAATTTTTAACCGGCTAGGGGCCACGAGAACACGGGGCCTGAAAGCCTCGTTGGGCCGCATCCTCCAGCAGAGTGGCGAGGAAGCCTTGCAGGAAGCCGCGCAGGAAGTGGCGCAGAACCTCATTGCTCAGGGCGTCTATGACCCCGAGCAGGACGCACTCGACGGTGTTGGCGAGTCGGCCGCACTTGGCGGCGGGGTTGGTGCTATCGTGCAGGGGCTCGTAGAGCTCGCACTCCCCGGCAAACGGCGAGGTGCTGCGACAGGCACTGGGGCAGGAGGCACCGCTGGGGCAGGCACTGGGGCAGGAGACACCGCTGGGGCAGGCACTGAGGCAGGAGAGAGTGCGGATGCAGAGCCGTTCGACGATGCAGACATGCTCTTCCCCCCGGGGATGGAGATGCGCCCCGCCATCACAGGCGGCGCCTTCGCGGCGCTCACACAGCAGCAGCAAGCCCAAGAGACTGCGTTCGCACAGGCTGAAAAGTTTGTGGTGCAGAAGCAGATCTTGGCAGACGCTGCCAACGGCATGTCTACGGGCGAGAGCGCCCAGAAGCGGAAAGATCTGCTCAAAGGCCTGACTACGGGCGTCACAGATGCTAGCGAGCAGGGCAAGCTCCGAAATGCATTCGTGCAGCAAGTGCGCAACCGCATTGGTGTCCCTGTTGTGAGGCCCGAGCCCGAGTTCTCCGCAGACGACCAACTAAAGCTAGACAAGTGGCGGGCTTCGACGAAAGCGTTTCTCGACGCTGGGAAAAAGGCGGGCCCCGAAATGGTCCCTACGCCAGTAAGCGGGACGCAACTCACCGCAAAACAAAAGAAAGCTGCGGAGGCAGCTGCGAGGAAGGCTGCGAAGGAAGCCGCTGCGGGCGTAGTGCCCCCTGTTGCCACTGCGCCGGTTCTCGCTTCAGCTGATGCGGGCCCCCCTGCCGCCACTGCTGACCTGTTCGCTCCCGCCGCTGCGGAGCCTGTCGTCACGCCTGCTGCTGCGCCGGTTATCGCTTCGGCTGATGCTGTCGCTGCTGCACCCGTAGGTGCGCCTGTCGTCGCTACGCCCCCTGCCGGCAAAACCCTGTTCACCCCAGAGTTTGTGCAGTCGCTCGGATTTTCCGAGAGGTCGCCTACCACAAAGGCTGCGACAGCTCCTGCGGGAGTTCTCGCAGGCAAACCCCTGTCTGACCCCGCTGTGCAGGAACGCCTCAACACCCTGTTGGCCAACAATCTGGTGCCGCCCGCGATCAAAGACGCGATCCGCGCTGCGATGGCTCCTGCACCTTCAGCTGCTCCTGTGCTCGATCCTGCACCCACGGCTGCGGGCAGTGTGCCAGACCTGCAAGTTTTACGCGAAAACGCATCTGAAGTCTTCGGTGAGGGTTCTGAGCGCGTCCGCTACACTGACCCGTCCACTCAGGGTACGCTAGAGCTTGTGTCACGCCCCAACGGCGAAGCGTCGGTACTTGAGCTGGAAGTGCCAGAGCAGTTCCGGGGGCAAGGCGTCGGTCAACGCTTGCAGGCGAGAGCGCTGCAGGATTTCCCAAAAATGGGAGGCCAAGTCTCTTCAAAAGCTGCAGCAGCAACCGCATATCGCCTTGGTCGACGCCCGCAGGGACAACCGGACGCGACACTGGAAGATGTGTTTGGCATTATTGACGATATGTCATCTGTTAATCTGGTATCTGCAAAAATGCAGCGGGGTCCCGCGCCAAAGCCCACGGCTTCTGTGGCCGAGACGCCTGCACCCACTGCGTCCGTGGCCGAGCGCGAGCCTATGCGTGGGGCGATCCCCGGCGAGGTGTCGGGTACAGCAGGACAGAACATCGCCCAAGGGGTCCGCGGAGTAGCGTCTTCCCCGGCACCATCAGTTGTGACCCCCACAGCGGCGGCAAACCCGAATGACGGCAAGGCGCTGGGCGAGCAGATCGCGGCCTATGTGCGCAGCACGCTGCCGCAAGAGCAGCAGGACTTCCTCTACGCGGGAGGAGCCGGGTTTATCGGGGTGGACTCTACGGATGCCACAGATAAGAGCCTCATTCTTGCGCTGCTCGCGCAGGGTGGAGCCAAGACCCCAGAGGAGAAGGCCGCGAAGAAGTTCTTCTCGAAGTTTAACAACCCCACAGAAGCCTTGGAGGAGATCGCTGCACAATCGGTGCTGTCCCCGAAGACCTTTGACAAGCGCGGCGACTCTGCTGAGGCTTCCGCGTTCTACGCAGGGATGGGCAGTGATGCTGCTGTTCTGGCAGGCAAGTGGGCGCTCACCCGCGTGTCTGCCCCGGCGCGCGCTGCGTTCCGCAAGGCTCGGCAAGATGCCCGGTCTGCGAAGGCCCGCCTCTATGTGCAGAGCACCGCTGGCCAAGACCCGGTGACCACCCCACTGACAGCAGTCAATACGGAAGCCCCCACCGCAGAAGAAAAGGCAGCTGGGGAGGCAGCGTTCGCTGCGCCGATCACGCCTGAAGAGCGAGCCGGGTGGGCGACTGGAGTCGCAGAGGCGGCAGAAGCTACCAAAGCCGAACAAAACCTTCTTCGGGCAGAGCGGGCCGCCGCCCTTGCGCGACGCGACGCCGAACCTGCAGCGATCAAGCGGGCAGGGCTGGCTCTTCTCCGGGCCCAGCGGGAAGCTGCGATGACCCCAGAAGAGCGTAATGCCCGGGCTCAACGGGACATGGCGAAGCGTGCGGCTGTGAGTGCAGAGCAAGACCTTGAGAATGCGGTAGACATTATCATGCGGACCCGGGCAACCTTGGCACTCAAGGCATCCGCCGTCACGGGGCTCGACCAACCCCTGTTGCCGAGCGTTCGGCGCCTTCTGGCCAAGGGGGATCTGAAGCGGGCTCTGGAGGCTATCGCGGCAACTGCTGAAAGCTCTGGCGTGGCCCGCGCGGCCCGGGCGTTCTCCCGTGTGTCTGGCACCACGAAGGTGGAGCTTGTCACTGATCTGACTGCTGAGGACGGATCGCCAGCCTCTGGTCGGTTTGATCCTGCGACAAACACGATCTCCCTCGACGTTTCCACTGGCTTGAATTTCCACACGGTGCTGCATGAGATGACACACGCAACTGTGTCCAAGACCATTGCCAACCCGAGCCACCCCCTGACGATGCAGCTGAAGACGCTGTTCACCAACACGAAGCCCGCTCTGGGGGCTGCCTACGGCACCACAAGCCTGCAAGAGTTCGCCGCGGAAGTCATGGGCAGCGTCAAGTTTCGGCAGTCTCTGGCCCAGCTGAACGAGCGGGGAAAAACTATCTCTGCGCTGGACCGCGCGATGCACGCCATCAGCAACTTTGTGCGCCGCTTGATGGGCATGAACCACCGGACCATGGACTCGGCGCTGTCTCGCGGCGACCAGATCGTTATGGGCATGCTGGCCCCGGCCCCTGAGTCCCGAAACTCGGGCGCGCTCTATATGGCGAGCCGCAAGGGCACCGCAGGGCGCGTTCTCGACAACCTGCTGAACGCCGGCACCGTGGAGCCGACCGCAGAACGTATGAACAAGCTCACGGAGGTCCTGACCGATGCAGGTTCCAACGCGAAGTACGGGATCAACAACTTGTTCCGAGAGGCAGTTCTGCGCCTGACGCCGCTGCACTATCTGGTGCAGATAGCTGCACCATACTTCCCCAGCGCGCCCCGGTTGAACGAGCTGGTGAACGAAGCCAACGGAGAAATGGCACGGGTTCTCGAGCGGACCTCCGCGCTGAACAATGCTATTGGTAAGTGGGCAAGCGGTAACCGGGAGCTCGTGGACCGGTTCAACTCCCTCATCAACTATTCGACGCTCTATCAGGTGGACCCGGAGATCAGTGGGGCTGCGGCCCTCAAGGCCTACGGCTCTGACACAGACCGCATGCAGCAGTACCGCGCGGTTATGGCAGACTGGAACGCCGTAAACCCCTCGGGGCAGGCAGAGTATCGCCGCCTACGCAACGTGTTTCGCACCTTGCAGTCAGACCTCATGTCCGCGCTTGATGCCCGGCTCGAGGCTGCTATCCCTGACGCGCAGGTCCGCGCCCGGGTGCGCAAAGACTTGTACACGCAGCTCACGAAGAAAGATCAGCTCTCGGTCTACTTTGCGCTGGGCCGTGATGGGGACTATTGGATGACTTACAACGCCTATGACCCCCGCAGCGGATCGGTTGAGTATTTTGTGGAGGCGTTCAAGTCCCAAGCAGACCGCAACCGTGCCCAGTTGGAGCTCCAGAGTGATCCCGACACGCAGGCGGGCAACTTTAACCACATGCTGCGGACTGACAGTGAGGGGTTCGCCAACGCCCCTCCGGCCTCGTTTATCGCGAAGCTAAACACGCAGCTGCGTGGGGCCAGCGTGGACGAGAACACCATCCGGCTGGTCACGAACCTGTACCTAGACACGGTGCCGGAGACCTCGTTCCTGCAGTCATACCGGCAGCGGAAGGGCACGTTGGGCTTCAACAAGGACGCGATCCGCACCAACACGTCCAAGGCCAACTCACTCGCGCGCAATATCGTGCAGCTGCGGTTCGGGTCAAAGTTCTCGGCGCTGAAGACGAAGTTCGAGGAAGAAGCCAAGCAGCTTGGTTCCGAGACTGCAGAGGTGCGGCAGATCCGAAATCAGTTGAACGCCTTCGCCAACTTCGCATCCAACCCGGCCCTCCCCGGCTGGTCCCAGACGTTGCGGTCGCTCGCGTTCAACATGACTCTCGGGTTCAACATCTCCACAGCTATGCTGAACCTGATGCAGATGCCGATGATCGGACTGCCCTTCCTTGGGGCAAAATACGGCTATCGGGAGACTACACGTGCCATGGGTGCAGCCGCGCGGATGATTGCTGGTAGCGGCACCATGCGGGAGATCGACGTCTACAACCCTGACGGAACGGGGCTGGTCAAGGAGCGGGTGGAGGCACAGCCGTCGCTGGAGAACTATGACTTCACCGCGCCGAACCTGTCACCCGAGCTGCAAAAGCTGCAGTATCTCGTGGCTGAGGGACGCACCAACGGGCAGTTCAACCGGTCCGTCACGCTCGACACGCTCGACATCGACGGGTCTCAGGGTCTTTCGGAGAAGTTCAACCGGGCAACGGGCTGGATGCTCCACCACTCGGAGCGCTACAACCGTGAGGTCGCACTGGCATCATCGTACATGCTCGAGCTGGGCAGGCTGGAAAAGGCGGGCACCGCGCTGACCCCTGAGGTTATGCGCAACGCGGCCAAGCAGGCTGTGTACCTGACGGAGATGATAAACGGGGGCACCGCAGCGGCGTCTACGCCTCGCATCGCCCAGAACGGGCTCGGCTCTGTCGCGTTCATGTACAAGCGGTACGGCGTGTCTATGTATGCCCTGATGTTTGACTCGGCCAAGCGCGCCCTCAAGGACCAGTCGCCCGAAGCAAGGCGAATTGCACAGAAGCAGATCGGCGGCCTCGTGGGCGCAACAGCGCTCCTGTCCGGTATTGCTGGCCTGCCGATGTTCGGCACCGCCGCCATGCTCTATAACCTGCTGTGGGCCGACGACGACGAGGAACAGTTCGAGTCTGTGGTGCGGGAGTACATTGGTGATGGTGCGAATCGAGGGATACTTGATTACGCTCTGGGCATCAGCGTTGCGCCCCGCATCGGCCTGTCAGACATCTTGTTCCGGGAGCCTATGATCGAGAAGGAGCAGTCCAGCCTATGGACTGTTGCGGAGGTGCTGGGGGGCCCTGCTATCGGCACCTACCTGAACCTCGAGCGCGGCATCAAAGACATGGCCGATGGCCAATGGCAACGGGGCATCGAGTCGGCGTCTCCCGCGGCGATCCGCTACTTCCTGAAAGCTGGCAGGTTCGGAACTGAAGGCGCCTTGACCCGCTCTGGGGACAGCATTGTCGAGGATATACACCCCGGCCACGTTCTTGCGCAGGCCCTTGGCTTCGCTCCCGCAGAGCTCATTGGCACACAAGCAGTCAGCTCTGCACGAAAAAAGTTTACGCTGGGCATCGACAAGCGCAAATCCAAGCTGGCGGACCGCTACGCGATGGCGCAGAAAGAGGGCAACTCCGAGGCCATGAAGGACGTTATCGAGGACATAAGGGCCTTCAACGCGGATCACCCTTCCGTAGGGATAGACCGCGATTTCCTTCGGAGCTCCACGAAGAGCCGGGCGAACACCGACAAGCGGACCTACAACGGGGTGTCGTTCGACGCCAGATTGGTGGATGAGGTGCGGACCCGGTTCAAGGACTATCAAGGATGAAAAAAGCCCCCGCCGGAGCGGGGGCAGTAGGCTAGGAACAACCTTGGGAGGTACGACAGGAAGCAGGTGGCTCTGTTCTGTCAAGGCAACTATATCATGGGGTTCGCCATATACGCAACCCCAAAATGTTGTCTTTGAAGGCCCGCCGACAGGCGATACGGATCTCCAGTTTTCTCGCTATGACCTCGGCCTGCTTCTGGCAGGCTTGGGCGTTTATGCAGGGCACGAACACCGACATCCCGGGATAGAGCCCCTTCCACGGGACCACGATGCGGAGCCCGTCAGGGCACAGGTCAAGTAGGGTCCGTACTGTCATTTGGTGCCTCAAACTCCATGGGTATCTTCAAAACATCCACCGGGGGCAGGTTCATCGCAGTGCCTTTGGATAACCGCACCCTCATCTTCTCGGCCTTGACCTTCTTCATCAGTTCGTCTTGCACCGAGGCGTAGTTGATCTGCTGCTCGGACAGCCACTCCTTGAACGGACGGATCAGCAGGTACAGCTGCTTGAGGTCTGTCTCGTACCGACCTGCAAAGTCTGTGCTGCGGGGCATCTGCTCTGGCACAGCCATGTGCTCCATCGTGGTCGATGTGCCCCGGGCCCGGAGGTCTATGGTCGATTTGATCTGCAGGATACGGCCCCAGTTCTCGTAGACGTACTCGTTGACCAGCGCCACTGCGTCAATCATGAGTTCTCCGCTCGCCTGCTGGTTCGGGCGAAGCACCTTGGCGATGACGTAATCTCGGAGCGTTTTGACGTCGTATTGTAGCAGGCCGAGGTGGTTGCAGATCACGGCCGCAGCGATAGATGCCGCCATGGCGGACGACCAGAAGCGGTTCTCTGGCCCCAAGTTCGCTGTGGTGTCGATCTGGCGCTGGACAGTCTGCACCAGTATCTGGACCTCCTGCAGGTTCTGGAGGACGTATTGAACGAAGGGTACACCTGCATGACCATAATGCAGGAGCAGGTCCCGGCTAAACTTATCAGTGTCCTCCTTGTCGGACTTCTGCGAGAACAGCCGACCGACCTCAATCTCGAGGACCCGCTGAGCTTCTGCTTTCGGCATGGCCTTGGCGCTGGCCACCTTGTCGATCAGGCTGGCGTTGCCAGATGTGATAAACAGCAGGTTCCAAGGGTCGCCGCGGAAGCGCTCCGAGTTGCCGCTGGACGACATCCGGTTGCGCTGCTGGCCCCCGGTCACCTGATAGATGAGGTCCGATGCGTGGTCAGGGCGGATGTTGGTCACCTCGTCCATGCACACAGGGATGCTGTGCATCACGTCAGCCCGGTTCATGCGGGAGTTGTGGGTGTCCCGCTCGTCAAGGATCAGCTTCTTCGGGTTGCCCCAGATAGACAGCGCTGCGAGCTTCGCTGTGGTTTTGCCGAACCCAGAATCTTTGGACCACAGGTGGATCAGGGCAGCGCTTTCCGGCAGGAACTTCATCAGGGCCGAGCCGAACCCCGCGCAGACCACGAGCTGGTGCAGCTCGAAGCCGGGCCGATTGTAGAAGGCCATTGTCTCCTTCCAGCCCTCCAAGGTGCCTTTGGGGGTGAAGAACTCAGTCAGCCCCCGTGTGCCTGCTGCTGGTGCATTGTGCTCGATACGGTCGCTTTGGATGACTTGCTCACCCAGCACGAACCCGTTGAACTCGCCGACCCAGCCAAACTGGCGGTGCGCATTGTCTGCTTGCGATCTATATTGCAATTCTCTCACCCATGTTTGTGTGTACTGCATAAGCGCGTCCACTTCTTTGTTGATAGCCGCCACGCCTTGCATAGCGAGGGCGCGTCGAAATTCCTCTTTCGAGGTGACTGCGTAGAGGGGCACAACGAACGTGCGGACCTTGTCTTGGGGCAGGTGATACCGCATCTCGATAACCTCGCCTTGCTCGGGGTCAACCAGTCGCCGGAGCACGTAGATGTCGTGGAGCCAGACCAGCTTTGAGTCCACCACCCCGTCGGCGTCCTTGGTCTCTAGGTACACTCCGCCCCCGACACCGCGCTTGTAGGGGTACGGCAGAGGAGGGAGCACCATCTTGCCGTCGCCGCGGACTTCCACGACCAGCTTCGTGCCTTCTGGAGCCTCGAACACTTCCACAGGGCCCTCGGCCTGTATCAGGGAGTTCCCCAAAACAATCGGGGACTTGATTTTGCCCCAGTGCGGGCAGCCTTCGCAGCCGCCGGGGTTCAACTCGTCAAACCGCACACAGAGATAGGGACCCTTGATCTGGGAGGCCTTGTACGCAGTGTCTTCAGCGTCGTAGTCCGGGTGCCCCGCAGACAGCCAATGGATGGCCTGCTGCTCGGCGCAGTGTGTCGCGATGGACAGCCCTGCACGCCACAATGGTTCTGGCACAGTTGTCGGGTCTGACAGCATGGCCCCTATCTGTGCGCAGCCGGTGCCCGCAGCGGTCTTTCGGGCGATCTTCTTGAACGATGCTTCTATGTTGCCCCGCAGGGCATCCATGACAGCGCTGGTGCCTACCACGGCGGCGGCCGCAGCGGAAACCTTCATGGCAGGGTCTGCAAACAGGCCTGCTGGTGCCGAGACCGCTGCGTGGGGCGCTATGCATGCGTTGAATAGCTCAAGAGACGTTGCCTCATGATCCCCGTTGGCCAGTATCGTGACTGGGTTTGGCGGGGTGTCCTTGTAGTTATGGGTGCCCGGCATGCGCAGCACCCGTGCAGCATCTGCAGTGGCCGTGGTATCGCAGCGGAAGCCCAGCGTCTTGCAGGCCGACTTGAACCGTGTCGCCACAGGCAGCCAGCTTGCATAGGGCACCGCAGAAGTGAGCGGCCAATAGACATGCAGGCCCCGGCCCGAGTTTACGATGATCGGTTTTGGCAGTTTCAGCTTCTTGACGAAGCCGCGCAGCGACAGCAGTGCCTCTCCTTGGTTGGGATAATCCTTGCCCGCCCCGCAGTCCAGATCGAGGAAGAAAGACCCCATCGAAGTGACGTTGCTAGCCTCACGGCTGTCTGCTGTAGCGAAACGCCCCAGCGCGAAATAGGCATCACGCTCGTTGCTGTCGAAGTTTAAGGCCGCATGGATAGCGGCCTCCGGGGTGTCGTAGAATTTCTGGGTGCGTTTGCCCTTGTCAGGACCTAGTGCGAGGATGCTGAAGTATCCGGCGTCCCCCGTGACACGCCTTACGAAGTCTATTGTTTCCATAGCCGCCACTCTTTGGATGATGCCTCGCCGAGGCTTAGACCCCGGCGAGCTTTATTTCGTGACCCGCGACTTTATTCGTCGTCGTCGTCATCCCACTGCCCAATGATGCTGGCCAGATCCGTCTTGGTCTCCGCAACAGCCGCAGGCTTGGTCGTGCGCTTGATAGGCGCGTCCTCATCCTCTTCGTCCTCGACCGGAGCGGGCTTCGCACGGGCCTTGACCTTCGGCGCGGGCTCTTCGTCCTCGTCGTCCTCGACCGGAGCGGGCTTCGCACGGGCCTTGACCTTCGGCGCAGGTGCTTCGTCCTCGTCGTCCTCGACCGGAGCGGGCTTTGCACGGGCCTTGGCCTTCGCCTTGGGTTCCGCCGACTTAGGCTTGACGCCGTCGCCTTGGGACACGGTCATTGTCAGTGCAGCCTTCGCCGCATCGCTATCCCTTGCATCCACAGCAGCGCGGAGCTCGTCCTCATCCAGTGGGCGGACTGGTTTGAAGTACAGCTTCGGCGTCTCTGTGTCTTCGTCGAAGGACATCTCGGTCACGATAGCAGTGATTGGCGTACTGTGGACCCCCAGCAGCTTGGCATACGCCTGCATGCCCATCAGGCCCTTGTTCGCTTCCCCAAAGATCGAGGTGGCAGGGAGCTGCATCTGGTACACGGTGTTCTCCGGGTCGCCTTCCAGCACCACGGCAAGGCGCTGGCTGAAGCGGCACGCGCGTGTGTCACCTTGGCCGGAGCCCTTGATGTTCATCGGGCAGTCCGTGCAGCTGCTCGACATCTTCTGGGCTTCAGGCACGTCTGGGCTTGGCACGCGGGTGTCAGAAGACCAGCAGGCGGGCGCCGCTGAGTTGTTCGGGTCATACGCGCCTTCATAATAGGTGCGCGCCAGAGGTGCTGCGTTCGCGATAATCAGGTTGATTTTGTCGCCCTTGAACACACGCGTCTGTTCGCCGCCAATGATCTCGCGGAAGCGCCCGCCTTTGATACTGATGCGCGGGATGCCAACAGGGTTGCCAGCAAGGGTTTTGTTCGTATCCAGCAGGGACTTGAACAGGTCGCTGGTCACCATCGAGTTCCCGGTGCCACCGAAAAGGGTCATTGCGTCACTCATTGTTATCTCCAGAGGTTGTAGGTTTTTGTTGTGCAGCCTCAGCGTGGGACTGCAGGGCAGTGACGACCGCGGGCAGGTTAAAGCGGTACACGGAGCCCAGTTGGATGTATGTATCCTTGGGGACTGTGCCCGCCCGCACCCAACTGCGGAAGGTAGAGAGGGACACCAGAAAATGCTTCGCAGCGTCCTCCAGCGTCACATAGGGAGTGGGGTTCGGTGTCATGCTTTCCTCACAGAAATGGAATACTCCGAATCGACGTTCAGCGCCGGGAGTGTGATTTCAGGGTTTTCCTCAATGTACGCCTTAACCGCCGTCTGGTTCAAGCGCTTCTCGAGGAACTCGGGCAGGCCGTGCTCCATGATGAAGGCATGCATCGCCTGCCAATCGCCCGTCCAGTAACGGGTCTTCATGGAACGGTAGAACAAGCCGCTGGCCGTGCGGACAGAGTCCACGCCATGCTCCTTGCAGTGGTCCAGAAGCGCCCGCTTGATGGTGTCCATCTGTTCGGTGAACTTCTTGTCCTCGGTTTCGTACTCCAGCTTCAGCTTCGCCTTCGCGTCGCGGATGCGGATATAGGCTTTGGTCATCTTGCCAACCATTGCCGACTCTGTGTTCTCGGTTGTCATTAGCTGTTCTCCAGTGGTTATAGCGCTTATCTAATAGTGCGCGGTTACTTAGTCAAGTATTTCCTTGTAGAGGGTCGTGAGTTTCATGTGGTCACCTTCGCGGGTGTCCAGCATGCTGTACAGGTGGCGCTCTACAGGTGATCCCTGCAGCTGCACCACTGTGCACTTATCTGTCTGGCCAGACCGGTGTACCCGGGCGTTGGCCTGTGCATATATTTCCAAGGACGATGTCGGCCCCCACCAGACCACGACGTTCGCCGCTGTCAGGGTCACACCATGCGCTGCCGCCTGCGGCTGGATCAGCAAGACCTGCGGGTCTGCTTCACGTTGGAACCGCTGGAAAATCTCGGTGCGCTTGCTCACAGGCACGTCGCCTCGGATGATGTCCACAGAGTAGCCGTCAGCCCGCATCTTTTCTGCCAAGATGTCGGTGATGTGCGTGTAAGGCACGAACACCAGAACCTTCTTGGACGCCTCGGCGATGACTTCCTTGAGCACCGTGTACCGGTTCCCAATGTCAAACTCCAACACGTTGCCATCGTCGTCGTACACGGCGCCGCAGCTGATCTGGACCAGCTTGTTCATGCCCACCGCAGCGTTCACCGCGGACACGACAGACCCCGAGGTCTCCAGTAGGAGGTTCTTGCGCAGCTTCTCGTAGTAGGTCTTCTGCTGCTTCGTGAGCTCCACAGCGCGCTTGACGTACACCATATCTGGTAGGTCCATGCACTCTTCTTTGGTGAAGCGGATGGCTGGCTGCAGGGCTTTGTGCACGATCAGGGACGACTCCTTTCGGGGCACCCACTTGAACTGGGTGATCTTAATCATCACCATGTCCTTGAAGGAGCTGAACGTGCGGGGCACCCCGGTGGGGTTCACGAGCTTTGCCAAGCCGTAGGCGTCCTCCGGGCCCTGTGCGGCAGGTGTGCCAGTCATCATCCACAGCCACGTGTCGGGACACGCCTTCAGGATCGCGCTGAGGGTCTTCCACCGCTTGCTCTGGGCGTTCTTGTAGGACGTGGCCTCGTCCACGATTATCAGATCAAAGCCGCCGTTGATGATCTCGTCTTTCACAATCTCCACGCCGTCGTAGTTGATGATGACGAACTCCGCGCCCTCGGCGAGGATCTTCTTGCGCTTGACGGGAGTGCCGTGGGCGATGCTCACCGTGCGGTGCATGGCGAAGCTGAAGAGGTCGCCCTTCCATGCCACGTCCATGATCGACACTGGACAGATCACCAGCACCCGGCGGATGCGTTTGGTTTTCATCAGGAAGTCCGCGGCCCATATGGTGCTGGCTGTCTTGCCTGAACCTGCCTCGGAGAAGCAGAACGCCTTCTTGTGTAGCGTAAGGAAGGCTGCGGTCTTCTTCTGGTGGCCCATGGGCTTGTGCAAGCCGGTCCACTTATAGCGACCCTCTATAGGGGAGGGGACTTTTATGTTCATGGCATTCAGGCGCTGCACTGTGGGCAGGTCCCACCGCACCAGCACCTCGTGGTCACCTACGAGGTGGGCTTTGTCCACTGCCGCCATGATGTGGGAAGGCTCCTTGACTCGCAAGAGCAAGGCTTTGTTGTCGATGATCTGCATGGTTTCTCCAGTGGTTAGGGCTTCTCGCCCTTCTTATGCCCGTTGCGGGCCCGGTTCTTCGACGGTGCCTCGAGCGTGTAGCCGTCAGAGTTCTTGCCACCCTTGGCGATGGCCTTCTTGTGGCTGACATCCTTGCCCTTGCGGGAGACGCCCTTCTTGTCCAGCGCACGGCGGGCACGCTGCCGCTCCATGCGACCCTCGTGTTCACCGCGCGACTGTTGCAGTTCATATTCGCGTTTGTAGGGTCGTGGCGACTTCGTGTATGGCATGACGGCCTCCTTTAGAGCTTCGGTCGCCACTTATACCACGGGATACGCGCAGAGTGAGCAGGTTCATTGGCCATGGTGCGGGCACTCCGTTACAGGGCAGTAGTTGCGGCACAGGCCCGAGGGGCTCGGGTTCCATACGCCAGTCTCGAACGCTCCAAGCAGCTTGGAGTATTTGGCCAGCCACCCCGCCCACATCTGCTTGCGGTCGCGCCTGTGGTAGGTGGCCTTTATCATCTGGTTCGGGACCACAAAGAGCAGGGCCCCGCGCACTTCCTTGATCTCAGGATACAAGGCGAAGATCATGATCGCCATGAGCTCCAGCTGCCCGGTGTCTGCGTACCGGCTGGACTTGCCAGTCTTGTAGTCCACGTAGAAAGCCACGCCCTTCTCATGCTGCAAGATGATGAGGTCACCGATGCCCCGCACAAAGCAGTCCTTGGCGAAGAAGGTGCAGCTCTCCAGCTTGGTGTTCAAGGCCATCTTGAGTTCACACAGCCGCTCACCCTTGATATTCTTCAGCGCGTCCAGCACTGGCTTCACGT